TTGTAATTATTTTAAATGTATTATTTGATATTGTTCCTAAATAAACATCTGAATTATTTGATTGATATGAACCAAATACTGATGTTCCTCTAGTGCTTCTTATTATATTTCCACCTGATGGTGTAATATCTACCATATAACCACCAGAAGCTGCAATACCACCTACACCAATACTTCCTGCGAAAGTTGAGTTTCCTGAAGAATCTATTGTTAATCTATCAGTACTGTCAGTTACTATTCTAATGTCATCAGCAGTATAAGTACCAATACGACCTACACTTCCTGCTATCATTTTAATTGTTGCACCACCACTTTCAGAAACTGTAACAGTAGCATTACTTTTTGGACCAACAGATACATTACCTGCAAAAGTAGCACTTCCACCGTTTGTTGTATCTAGTGTTATGTTGTTTGTACCATTACTTTCGCTACCTATAATTAATGTATTGCTGTTTGTAGCTTTTGCAAACCAGTTTCCTGAGCTGTGTCCTAATGTTAACTGATTATCAGTTGCATCTGAGCTTATTATAGTTTGTGATGCTGTTTGTATTAGTAAATTATTTGTATTATTATCAATTACACTATTTGTACCACTGTGATATATTTGTAGGTCATTAGAATCACCCATAAACAAACGACCCGAATCATTAAATTTAGCTTGACCACTACCCATTACTAAGTTTCCGTTAGAGCCATTTGTTGCATCTCCATACCACTTAATTCCTGTTGATGTAGTTTCAAACTTTTTGACTGAATCGTGATATAATTCTACTGCACTATCTGTTAAAAATCTTGCTAAGTATTCAGAATTACCTTTTTGTAAATTAACGCCTACGCCATCACTTGTAATATTTAAATCTCCTGTTCCTTGGTCTATAATAAATGAATTATTACCATCGTGAAAAATCTGTAAGTCTGACCCTGCACCGAATATAGCTTTTCCGTTATCTACAAAAGTTGCATTGACTCCTACTGTTACATTTGTTGTTGTAGATAAAGCACCTGTAACCGTAACACCTGTACTTGTTGTTTCTAATTTTTTAACGCCATAATGATTTAATTCTACTGCACCTGTTGAGCCATCTATTAATATATAAGTAGTTTTACCTCCAGCTGCATTGTCTGCTCTAAAAATTATATCATTATCATCAGCTTCTTGGTCTATATATAATCCGCCTGTATAATTTCTTATAACTGAATCTGTTCCGTTGTGTGCAATTCTTAAATCATTACCAGCACCAAATATTAAAGTATCATCAGTACCTATTGTAGCACTATCTCCAAAAACTATATTGTTACCACCTGTTGTGTTTCCTATTGCTAGTATCTCTGCAAGAGTATCTATTGCATTTATTGCTGTGTCAACATAAGCTGTTGTTGCTATTTTTGTTGAGTTATCATTTTGACTTTGTGTAGTTGCTATCGCACCATTTGCTAATGTTACAACACCACTTGTAGCTGATATTGTGTTACCATCTATGTTTATGTTATCAACTTGTAGATCACCTGTTACAAGTACATTACCTGTTACATCTAACTCTTTACCTGATGATGCTGCACCACCAATACCTACTCCTGCAGTAGATAAAAACAAAATACTATTGTTACCCTCGCCATCTGTTATTTGTTGGCCTGATGAGGATAAAACTGTATTAGCACTTGTTTTTAAGAGACCTACATACGTTACCGATATTTGTGTGTTTGTTAATGCTGCCATTGCTCTTTAAATATGTAATTAGTTTGTCAATATTTTTCTTTTTAACTTTATATGCTTTCATAAAACCCATCCATTAAATAAAGCATCTTTATCAGGGTGTATGTCGTCATTTGTGTTACTCGTATATTCAGGGAATAAAGATTGATTGAAACTCATATAATCTATAAATCTCCTGGTATAATATTCAGCTATATCTCTATGCTTTTCAATTAAATAATCTACTTCTTCTTTACTTACTGATTCACTATTCTCGCTTGTATGTTTAAATAGTCCTCCGTTTTTAAGTGAATATGCAGCAAAAGGTAAATAATCAACCATTGCAAAGTGTATAAGCATAGGTTGTATGTATGTGTTTACTAATATTAAATAGTTACCTGTTAAACTAGCACCACCTGTACCAAGTATATCTGTACTGATTTTATTGTATAGGTCTGTACCTAAATAATTTCTTATGTGTATCTCTTGTGCAATTTTGACAAAACCGATAAACTTGTCCACATCCACCGATCCGTCAATAATTGAGTTTCTTTTTAAATCTATTGGTTTTATAAATAATGCTGTTGCCATATCTTATTTGAAATTTGGGTGATGTCCGTTATTTGGCATATCCTTTGGAGCAACCTTTGCTTTCTTATGTCCTGCTGGTGTTGGCCTGTAAGACTTAGGTATGCTTTTCACTTCATCATAGTTTTGTATCTTCTTTTTCATAGTCTTTGATTTTAGCCTATATAATACCTCACTAAAGAAATGACCACAGTTTACTCCTCCTTTGTATTTAAATAAATCGTATGCTTGTCCTTTATGTCCAAATGACCTATTTACTCCAGCTCTACTTGCCTTATCAATATCCTCAATTCTATAAACCACTCCTCTTTGACTTCTCGCCATCATAATTCTACAGAACTGTCTTGATTTGCCCTTAGAGTATTTTTGTGAATACTTGTATCTTACTTTATATAAAGATTTATCTAAGTAGCTAAAACCACTCTTTTTACTATCTATACTTCTTTTTTCTAGTTGTTGTTCTTTACTCTCTATGTTTTTAGTAGCCCATTCTTCTATATCTTCGTTCTCTGAGCTGTACTCCCTTGCATCTACCTCTTCCCATCTATTAGAAATTTTCTCTCCTCTAAGCTCATCTAATATAATATCAAATTCTTCGTCAGATAAATCCTCTTGCTTTAGTTTTACACCTGTTTCTTCTTCCTTAGTTTCTTCATCCTCTACATTTTCTAAGTCTGTAAATTCTAAAGGCTGTAAAGTTTTAAAGTAAAGATTTAAAGATATTTTATTATAAGCTAGTATCTGGTCAAAAGCATCTATCAATAAATGTTGGAAAGGCCTTATCACGGTATTATCTAAAAGTGTAGATGCAGTCTTTAATTCATCTGCATTGTTTCCTAATCCTGTTTGATCTTTAATACCAATAAGCATAGGACTTACAATTCTATGAGATACCATAATCTTTTTTGTACTTTCTTCACTTAGGAATTGATACTGTTGGTGTGCATCTGATAATTGTACAGGCTCTATATTTGCTGCTGTTTCTGCATTGTCATTAAAGGCTAAAATAAACTTACCGCTATTTGATGTGCCTGAGAATTTTTGGTATATTCTTTGCTCTATAAGCTCCCTCTCTTCTTCGTTAGGAACTCCGTTGTTAAAGTTAATTAACATACTTGGAGACATACCATTCATTATATTATTTAAATGAAAGTTACCTATCTCTTCCTCTAGCTCTGAGTATTGTAAACCACCTTGATAATCTACAGGACTATAATAATGAAATCCTGCTCTGTAAGGTCTTACATATAATATCTCTATAGATTCTTTACTCATACCAAAAGCAGGTATTCTTTTTGCTTTACTTGTAGGTTTGTATTTTGACCAATCAGAGAAATAATAATAAGCCTCTATATCACCATCATCATTACACTTCTCTGCTCTTAATGTTTCTACAGGGAAATGTTCTATCTGTGCTATTGTCTTTCTATCCTTAGAATAAATTACCTGCATTGCACATTGACCCATAAGTTTTAAGTCATAACAAAGTTTTCTAGTACAATCTTTATTGAATAAAGAAATCATCTTTGCATATTGGTCAGGCTTTTGATTTGAATTTGTAGCATCTAGGCCTCTACCATATATCATAGCAGATATTGCGTTTATGATAGCATTGTTTGTTGGGCTACCATTATATCTGTCTATAAGAAATTTAAAATAATTGTTATCCTCTCCATAAGCTACCCACTCTTTATTTTTATATTCTACAACTTTTGGTGTTGTATAACTACTTAAATTTATAAATCTTAAATCGTTCATACTATTATATAATCGTTATCGTGCGATCCTGTCGTTTCATCAAAGGTATATTCACCACTATTAATATCATAATAATTATTATTTGTTTGATTAATAGTTTGATCTGTGCAAAATATTCTGTCTTTGTAAACAATACTAGACCCACTTAGTAAAGTTAAGTCATAATATCTTCCCTCTTTAAGTATTGGACTTATAGTTGCAGATATTCTTTTATGATTTGTAACATCACTAGCGTTTACACTTGCACTAAATACTTCTTTATTCTTACTCGTATCTCTTAGCTTCATTGTGTATGTAGATGTAAATACTCTAGGAATCACATCAAAAGTCTGAGCAGAGCTACTCGTAGTCAATATCTTCATACTTATATATCGAAATAATAATGCTATTTTGTATAGATATAAAAAAAAAGGAGGCATATAGCCCCCCTTTATTTATAAACCATAACTCTTTATGCGTTAGGATCAATCGGTGATGTAGCATCATCTGATGGTGCTGCTGCACAGAAGAATGGTGGGTTAGTTTCTTGTGCAGATAATACTAATGTAAATCCTGACAAGTCGCCCATAGCTGCTCCTGAAACCATTGTTCCGCCACTTACTTCGCATCCGTGTAACTTACCTAATAAGAAAGCGTTTCCGTTATAATCTTGTACTACAACTTGTGGCCTTCCGTGAGCAAGTAATTTAATTTGCTCTTGTGTAGCCTTATCTAAAAATTGTAGTGTTAAATTAAGTGTGCTTTCGTAAAAAGTTGTACCATTTTCCCTTGAAGAGTTTATGGCTGTTTCTAAAGATGAATTACCTTTTAAATCGTATCTGTAAAAATCTACAGAGCCATCAAGAGTTACAGAGCCATCTGCGGCTACTGCTAAGTCTCTTGTTGTGTTGTTGTAGTTAGAAAAGAAAACAAATCTTAATCCACCTACGCCTGATTTACAAGCTAATGCTCTTCCGTTTGTTATATTACAAGCCATATTTTTATTTTTTTAAAA